ATGCTCAATATCATTGCCGCAGGAAATTTAACGAAGGATGCGAACGCAAGGGAGGTAATCAGCGATAAGGGAAATTCATTCGCCGTTCAATTCACTATCGCTATCAATGAAAAGTACGGCGACAAGGAAAACGCTACCTTCCTACCCTGCACCTATTGGACTAAATCGGATAAGATTGTACAGTATTTAACGAAAGGAAAGGCTGTCATTCTCCATATAGACTGGTATTCAAACACCGAGAAGGATGGAAGATATTGGCAGGACTTCCGAGTGAGAAAATTGGAGTTTCAGAAAGGTAGCACTCCTTCAGAATCAGCAACAGTTAAAAATTCAGCGCAGGATTTATTAGATGATGAAGATGATGACTTACCATTCTAAGAGATATGAGAGCCCTCAAGAAATTAAGTCAAATCGCAGAGGCTATACAGCAGGAAACAGGGATTTCAGCAGAGCAGATGAGAAAGAACATCCGAAGGCAGGAAGTGGTAAACGCACGGATTCTTCTCTCCTATATCGCCGTGGTGGAGTATATGCTATCACAAACCGAAACAGCGAGGTTTCTTAATGTTAAGCAACCAGCCGTAGCGCATTATCTGAGAACGATGAGAAACGAACTTACATATGATAAAAATTTAAAAAAAAGGCTTGAAGATTGCAAAAAAAAATTAAAATAATCTATATCCATTAGTTATATTTTTTATATGAGTAGAAAAATTAAAATCAGCGACTTGCATCAGGATGACAAGAACTTCAACAAGCACACTGAAAGAGGTATGGCGCTGCTTGAGAAATCCATTGAAAAGGTAGGAGTAATAGAATCCATCACGGTTTCGTCGGACGATAAAATCATTAGTGGCAATGCACGCCACGAGGTGATGGGGAGGAAGTTTGATGGTGTTGAGCCTATAGTTATTGAAACTGATGGGACAAGACCCGTAATTTTCAAAAGAACAGACATTCAGTCCGATACAAAGCAGTTTCACGAAGCCGCACTACTTGCTAACACAGTGGCGAAAAAGAATATTGATTTGGACTTATCGCTGATAGAAGAAGTGGCGGTTGAAGAATATGGAATTGAGATTGAGGAACTGGGAGTTGAACAGACTGTGTGGGACACTGACTTTAACCTTGATGACTATTTTGACAACAAAGGTGGTAACGAGAAACCGATTGATGGAGAAATTAGAGAGATTGTACTCCAGTATGATAAAGAAACGTTTGAATCAGTATCCAATGTGCTCGCAGAAATCAGTAAGAGGTTTTCGTTAGAAAATAATAAATCAGCATCTGTTTTAAAACTCATTGAGATATACAATGATAGTAGAAGGTCAGGAGAATCTTAAAGTCTTTTTTGCAGGAGCAGAAAATAAGGGACATTTTGAAGTGTATAAAAATTGTGGAGTAAAATATTCACTATACTCTGCCTACGGTTTCATCAAGACAGGATTCAAGAAAAGTGACATCCCAGATTATATTATTAGAAATCAAAGAAGAGTCATACAAGATAGTGGTCTATTTACGCTGATGTATGGCAGCCATAAAATCGTAAGTCCTAAGAGAGAGATTGAGGAATGGTATGCTAAGCTGGTTGATTTTACCAACTCACTTGAAAAAAAGCCAATCGTTGTAGAGGTTGACTGTCAAAAGATAACGGGGGTAGAACACGCTTGGGATTTAAGGGAAAGGATGAAGAAAGACTTACCAGGAGTTAGGCAGATAAATGTTCTCCATGTAGATGATGGTCAAAAAGGGATGGATAGAATGATTGAATTCAGCGACTATATAGCGTTAGCCCTGCCAATTAGTAGATGTAATAGGATGAAAGAATACTTCGTTAAAGCAAGTAACTATATTAAGAGTAAGAAGCCTGAAATAGACATACATTTGCTCGGGATGACTGACTTAGATGTGTTGAGTCGGTTAAAATTTTGTACATCCGCCGACAGCACATCTCATCTTTCTTTCGTCAGGTATGGATATATCGGTGGTAAAAGTATTAAAAACATAGACATTGATAGACTCAACGATAAATTCTTGTCTAAGAATAAGACTAGCCTATGTGCAAGTTTGGGAGTGTATCACAGGTTGAATGATTATAGGAAGAGAGTAGGAAATCAAAATTAAATATGAAAGCAGTTGTATTACTAAGTGGTGGTCAGGATAGTACCACTTGCCTTTACTGGGCAAAGGAAAGGTTTGAAGATGTCCACGCAGTAAGTTTTGACTATGGTCAAACTAATATTGAAGAGGTTGAGAGGGCGAGAAAAATAGCGAAGGAGGCAAAATCTCAACATAGGGTCTTTGATATCTCAGGTATTTTAAGGACTGGTTCCTTGGTCACAGGAGAAAATCATAACAGTAAGAGTTCTATAAATAGCGATCTACCAGCATCATTTGTAGGGGGAAGAAACTTATTATTTCTAACGATAACAGCATCTTACTGTGCTGAATTTGGGATAAACGATATTGTAATTGGTGCCTGTCAGTCAGATTTCAATGGCTACCCTGACTGCAGAAGAAATACTATAACGGCAATGGAACTTTCTCTATCTCTCGGTATGGGAATGGGTGATATTCGGATTCATTCACCGTTGATGTACTTGAGCAAAGCGGAGATTTGGAAGCTATCAAAAGAACTGGGTTGCATTGATGTTATAGTTAATGATACGCTGACTGACTATAACGGAAATACTTCTAAGATGAATGAATGGGGTGTTGGAGATGAAGATAATAACGGAAGTAAACTAAGAGCAGAAGGTTATAGGGAGGCGAAAATGAAAGGATGGATATGAGTAAAGGATTGATAACAGCGGAACGCTATCACGATATTTCTTGCGGTCATCGCGTTGTTGGACACGAGAGTAAATGCCGTTTCCTTCACGGACATAATTACCGATTTCATTTTAAAATCGCAAGTGAAAATGGACTTGATAATTTAGGGAGAGTAATTGACTTCAGCGTTATTAAGACCCATCTGTGCCAGTGGCTGGAGGATTATTATGACCACAAAACACTGATATGGAAGAACGACCCCCATCTACCCGATTTGTTAAGTGTTTTCAGAGAGAGTATTGTGGTTACAGAGTTTAATCCTACCGCTGAAAATATAGCAGAGGATTTTTGTGTGAATAAAGCACCTGAGCTGCTTAAAGGGACAAAGTGTAAATTAATAGAAATCAAAATAGAGGAAACAAGAAAATGTTCAGCGACTTACCAAATCAGAAACTAAGTATTTCCGAAGTATTTTATTCCTTACAAGGAGAAGGAGCAAGAGCGGGAACTCCAACAATATTTGTGAGGCTACAAGGATGCAAAGCAAAACACGCTTGTGCATCAATGGGGGTAAAATGTGATACCGAGTTTGAAAGTGGTTCTCAATGGAGTGTAAAGACACTGCTCGAGAAAATTCATACCATCGCCCCAAATTGTAAAGAGATAACCTGGACGGGAGGAGAGCCGACTGATCAACTCGACGAGGAAATTATTTACTATTTCAAAGAGCAGGGTTTTTTTCAGGCAATCGAGACGAGCGGTTTAAATCCAGTTCCGAAAGGAATTGATTTCATTTGTGTATCGCCTAAAGTAGCTGAGCATATTGTCAAAAAGAATTTCCCGAATGGAGTTGATGAGTTAAGATATGTTCGTCATTCAGGGCAAGAGATACCACAACCGAGCATCGAGGCGAAAAATTACTGGATTTCTCCTCATTCAGACGGGTTCGAGATTAACTCCGAAAATCTGAAACATTGTATCAGTTTATCCCTGAAGAATCCAAAATGGAAACTATCGATTCAGCAACATAAAATATGGAATATACTATGAAGTACTCAAAGGATGCAGCACTTGGAAACGCTATTAAGGAATACCTTGTTGAAAAAGGAGTGGAAACGCCAGTACTTATGACTGATAAGTCAAATACAACTAAAATAAGGATCATTGAAAAGAACTTTACAAACATCATGAAGACCCTCGGTCTTGATTTATCGGATGATTCACTGAAAGACAGTCCACACCGTGTGGCTAAAATGTTCGTAAATGAGATATTCTATGGATTGGACTATGGTAACTTTCCCAAAGCAACAGCGGTTGAAAATAAAATGAAGTACAATGAGGTGGTACTCGTGAAAAACATTTCAATCACATCAACCTGCGAACATCATTTCGTAACAATTGATGGCAAATGTCACATCGCTTACATTCCAAAGGAAAAAGTTATTGGATTGTCAAAAATCAATCGAATTGCAAAGTTTTTCGCCAAAAGACCACAGATTCAAGAAAGGCTATCGGAGCAAATCTACTACGCATTATCCTTTATTCTTGAAACAGAAGATATAGCAGTAATTATTGATGCAGAACACTACTGCGTAAAGTCCCGAGGAATAGAAGATATAAGTTCAAGCACAACGACGTCAAAAATCGGAGGAGTTTTTCTCGATGATTCGGCAAGAGCGGAATTGATTGGGCTAATAAAATGAAGACACAGATTTCGGACGAGAAGTTTAAGGAGGAGTTGATTGACTCTCTAAATTCAGGAGATGCACGCGCGTTGACCAAAACGAACTTCTACGAACTTTTGCGAACTAAATACAAGATTGAAAAACAGCGTTCACTTGACTTGTATGATCGTTTCTACTTTGAGATTCAGACTGAAAGGAATGAAGAGAAGATAAAATCAGGGATCAAGGAAGAAAGAAAGAAAATTGAAGGGCATATTCTCAATAAGAAGGAGAGAATGGTCATAGCAAGTAATATTGCCAGAGGAATTGTATGGAAAGCGGGAAATGACTTAATTGCGCCATCAGCAAGTGAGAGAGTAAAGGCAATGGAGTACTTATCAAAGATTGAAGGAGATTTTGAAACAGTTCAAGCGGATATTACCGTGAATCTTAAGAAGATTGATGAGGTTCTTGAAACATTCACAGATGAAAAATTGAACAGTCTTTTAGAAAAACTTACATAGTGAGTGAAAAGGAGTTATTGATAGAACGAATAAATGCGCTTAGACTAAAGCGTTCGCTGCTTGAATTTCTCAGAACCTTCTGGGGTGTGATAGTCAATGAACCATTAGTCGTTAATTGGCATATTAGCATTCTATGTAGGGAGCTTGAAGAGGTTGCCGAGCGAGTGATTCAAACCAAAGACAAGCCAAGACAGCCGAAACTTCACGACTTGCTCATCAACATTCCGCCTGGGACAACAAAGTCAACAATCGCAACGATTATGTTCCCTGCGTGGCTTTGGACTAAAGACCCTACCCTGCGCATAATCTCTAACTCATACGCCAGCGATATCGCTATGGAACACGCTGTTAAGAGCCGTGATATTATACTTTCCGAACATTACCAGCGGTTGTTTCCCGAAGTGCGAATCCGAAAGGATAAATCGGGCAAGTCCGCTTATGACAACACTGCGAACGGAGCAAGATATACCACATCAACAGGAGGTGCGATTACAGGTAAACACGCCCACATCATCATCAACGACGATCCGCAGAATCCGAAACAGGCGGAATCCGAAGCTCATAGAAAACAAGCCGTTGAACACACTAAGACACTGGCTTCAAGGAAGGTTGATAAAGCGGTAACGGTTACCGTTACGGTAATGCAAAGACTGCATACAAAGGATGTATCGGGCTATCTACTGGACAAGAAAGGAGAACACCTAAAACACATAAAACTACCAGCCGAGATAACCGAGCACACTAAGCCTATTCCAGCGCATTTAGAAAAGAACTATCAAAACGGATTGCTTGACCCTATAAGACTTAACACCAGCGCAATTGAGGAAGCGAAAATTGACTTGGGAACTCGTGCTTACAACGGTCAATTCCTGCAAAATCCAACGGCAGAGGAAGGCGATATTGTCAAACGACAATGGTTTAACATCATCACGAAGCAATCTTTTGAAACGCTGAAAGCCACAAAGAGAACACCGATACATTTCTTCATTGACACGGCATACACCGATGACAGCGAGAACGACCCAACAGGCATCATCGCGGCTTGTGAGATCAACAAAAACCTTTACATAATTGACCGCAGGAAGTTATACAAGGAGTTTCCAGAACTGCTGAAATTCATTCCTGAATATGTTTCCTCTCAGGGATATGACAACCTTTCAACCATCCGCATTGAGCCTAAGGCATCGGGTAAATCAGTGGTGCAGGTAATGCGCAGGGAGACAAGACTTAATGTAACGGAAACACCAACACCGAAAGATAGTAAGAAAACACGGCTTTACTCAATATCCCCGATGGTTGAGAGCGGAAGGGTGTGGCTCGTGGAAGGATTATGGAACGAGGAATTCTTGGATGAAGTTTCAGGATTTCCGAATGCTCCACACGATGAGGATGTGGACTTGCTGTGCTATGCTGCTGACTACCTACTTAAAACTAACGCCATCGGAAAGGATGGTTATCAAAACATACTTTGGTAATGAAAATATCAGAACTAACACAAACAGAAGTCATTGATGAGCAGGTTAATTTTCTGTTAAAAGGAACGGAAAAGCCCGATTTGGAGAGGTTGAAAAACCAATGGGATGTTTCCAAGCACCGAGTGATGCAGGACAGCGAATACCTTAAGGATAAGGAAATTAAGGATGCTGATGGCAACTTAGTGGGAATGAAGAAGGTAAATCGTATCGCTGCGCCTTTCCAGAAAATGATTGTAAACACTTCCGTGGCTTTCGCTTTCGCTAACGAGGTGGAGATTGCAGATAATGCCGATGGAGATAGCGGCAGGGAAGCGGTTTTAACCGCTATTTATCGCATCCTTTACGATAATAAGGATTCTTCCTTCAACAGAAAGATGGCGAGGGAACTATACCGCTCTACCGAGGTCGCAGAGTATTGGTACTATGAAAAAACAGAGCCGCACGATGACTATGGCTTTACTTGCTCATTCAGAATCAAGGTAAAACTAATCACGCCGTGGAACGGCGACAAACTTTTGCCACATTTTGACTCCTATGACAATATGAAGGCATTCGCACGGAATTACTCCGTTACCGATTCTGAAGGCAATAAGATTGAATACTTGGATGTCTTTACTTCCGATGAGATAAGGCGGCTCAAGAAATCTGATAACGCTTGGACAGAGGATTATTACACCGATTCCAATGGCAATGTCGTATCTGTATCGCAGGGTAATATCTTAGGAAAGATTCCCATCGTTTACGGCAGTCAGGACACGGCAGAATGGCAGGATGTGCAGACCGATATAGACCGCTTGGAATTACTGTTCAGCAGACACGCAGAAATCAACGACTATCACGCTGCGCCTAAGACATTCGTCGAAGGCGAACTAATATCGGCACCGCAGGCAGGAGAAGCCAACAGCATCCTCGTGGGAACGCAGGGAAGCAAGGCTTCCATCCTCTCGTGGAATGATTCACCCGAAAGCATACGATTAGAGATTGAAACGAGGCTGGAAAATATCTATAAATTTACCAGAACGCCCGATGTTTCTTTTAAGTCGGTAAAGGCGATTAATCAGATTAGTGGAGTGATGCTAAAGATGCTGTTTATGGATGCCCACCTGAAAGTAATGGAGAAGGAAGAAATTTGGGATGAATACTTTACCCGAAGGTTCAACATACTTAAAGCCTATGTCGGCAAATTGCTCAATCCTTCACTTGCCCAGGCTGCAAGCCAATTGGAATTAACGCCAAGTTTCAAGCCGTATATGATTGACGACACGAAGGAATGGATTAACACACTGCTTTCAGCGAATGGGAACAAGCCATTGATTTCACAGCAGAAGGCGGCGGAATTGGCAGGTTTGACCGCTAATCCTGATTCCGACTGGCTGCTGATAAAGAGCGAAGAGAGTGAGCAGAACTATTCCGAAGTGTTCCAACCTACAAACTTGTGATTTTCGCACTTATTTCCCTGATGCTATTCCTATTATCGCTCAAGATGAGTAGGCACGGAAAACACATTTAAAATGCTTAATTCATACGATAAGGAACATATCCAAAGGATAGAGAAGAACGCAAAGAAGATTGAAGAACTCTATCAGTCCCTAATCAACAAGATTACGGGGCTTTCTTCATTGGTAGATATAGATGCGGACAACTTCAATATCAGTGATTATCCAGCCTTAAAGAAGGAATTTGACAAGATGTTCGAGGTTCTCGCAAAGGACACCATCAACCACATTCAATCAGGCGTAAGGCAGTCGTGGTTTTTGGCGGAGGCGAAGAATGACGCACTGGTAGATTTAATAGCAAATCGTTCAAAATTCAGCCGAGAGCAGATTGAGAAATACAAACAACACAACAGGGTTGCGATGAATGGCTTCCTTAATAGGAAGGAAGAAGGAATGGAACTCTCCGACCGTGTTTGGAAATACACCGAGCATTTCAAGAATGAAATAGAAATGGGCTTGTCGGTAGGCATCGCAGAAGGTAAATCGGCAGCGGAACTGGCGAGGGAACTAAGAGCAAACCTGAAAGAGCCAAACAGATTGTTCAGAAAAGTAAGGGACAACGAGGGTAAGTTAAAACTTTCCCAACCTGCAGAAACCTACAATCCAGGCAGAGGCGTTTACCGTTCAAGCGTGAAGAATGCTCAAAGATTAGCAAGAACCGAGATAAATATCGCCTATCACGAGGCAAACTATGAGAAGTATCAGCAGTTTGACTTCGTAATAGGTCAAGAGATTAAAGTAAGTAACAATCTATCAAAGCATTGTCCATTCTGTGTGGCGATGCAAGGCAAATATCCCAAGGACTTCAAGTTTAAAGGATGGCATCCGCAGTGTATGTGCAGCAGCCAACCGATATTGAAATCTTCGGATGAGATTGATGAGGATACTAAGGCAATCAGGGAGGGAAGAGAAATCCCGACTTCCAAGAACGAGATTACCGATGTTCCCCAGCAGATGAAGGATTGGATTGCGGCGAATGAGGATAAGATTGATGCAGCGAGGGTAAAGCCGTATTTTGTTGGTGAAAATGCCAGACACTTGGGAATAACAATAAGGATTGATGATAAGATGCTTTCTCAACTGAAAGAGAGAGGATACAGAAAACTACCACCTTCTGATTCAAATTTTAACAATCTTAACCTACTGAAGATAGATGATGCAATTCAAACACTCGCCAACGGCGTTGGTGCAAAAATAGATATTAAAGAAATTACCTATAATACAAACTATATTACAGTATCGGCAAAGTCCCGAGATGAAAGTTTTTATGTCATCAGAAACTTTATAAACAATAGCGGCATTAAGACCGTATCCCATCAAAAATTAAAAATACCTGAAAATGCGCAGAAAAGCGGATATGGAAAACGATTTTTTAGAAGTATGTTCAGGGAATATCAAGCCTTTGGGGTGGAGAAAATAACATTAGTGGCAAGTGACAAAGTTGGCGGATATGCTTGGGCGAGGTACGGATTTAAAGCAGATGATGGAAATACTATTCTTGGTATTGCTGATAAGGCAAAAGGCTTAAGCAAATCAGAAAAGAAAAAGTTTGATGCTTGGTTCAATAGAAGCATCAAAGAGAATGATTTTGATATGCGTAAACTTTCAGACTTGTCTTTTGGAAAAAAACTACTACTCGGAAGTGATTGGAGAGGTTATTTAGACTTCAATAATAAAAAACAAATGAGGGTGTTTTTGGATTACTTATATCACTAAGTATTCCTATATCTTTCATATTGTTCTCTCGTAAGCCTGAATTCCGTCAATAGTTCTTCGAGTGTGAATTCTCCGATTTCCAAAAACCAAATCAAAGACCAAACACGGTGTTTCACATCAACTTCATCGGGAACTGTAAATTCCTCGTGCATTGCCTCGGTAAATTCATCCTCCACAGGATAATAAGTTCTAATATCTTCGTCTTTCATAATAAGGTGGTACTTCTTGAAAACAGCGAAAGGAGCATCCGCTCCTGCTGTTCTGATTTCCGTTCCAAATTTAAGGATTTATTTCAAAGTTATTATTCGCTTACTCTTGTAAGGAGTGGCACGGCATCAGGAGGAAGTGATTTAACCGAGTAAACACCGAAGGGCGCAGAGATGCGCCTTTTTTTAATGCCAAAAACCGAATTATTTATAATCTAACTATATCCAGCAGATATACACTTACCTTTGATGCAGTTTAATTTTAAAACCTAATGACAAAAGAGGAGTTTCTACAAATCGTCAAGAAGCATTTCCTGAAATTCGGCTTCTCCGAAAAGGTGCTTTCCGAAATTGCGGCATTGGTAAAATCTTCATTCAATGAAGATGACGAACTCACAAATGAAGCAGTGGCGGAAAAACTAAAAGCCTACGAGCCAATCGCTAAATCCTTCCAATCGGAAATTGACCAGCGAGTATCCAAGGCTAAAGAGAAAACGATGTCGGAAGATGCGGCAGACGAAGAGGAAGAAGAACAGCCAAAACATTCGGCTTCCGAGAAGAGATTAACGCAGCGAGAACTCATTGAGAAACTCTTTGAGAAAATTGAAACGCTTGAGAAGGGACAGTCCGTTAAGACTAACAATGAAAAAGCGGTGCAAAGGCTCAAGGAATTGAAAATGAGCGATAGGGAAATTGAAGCGGCAATGTTTGGGCGCAACTTTGAAACGGAAAAGTCTATGACAGAATTCGTGGAAAAACAGGAAGAACTTTACAAGGAGATACTGAAAGATAGGGCGCAAGAACAGGCTGGAAATGGTTTCCTTCCGCAGTCATCAAATGGAAGTGTTTCCAAGGAGTCAATTCAGAACGCAATTGACCATTTTAACAAAAACTTTTAAAAACAAATGGCTAAATATCTTGAACCACAGAAAGCCGAAGGCGTATCAGTTATTCCAATATTTCAAAAGGTATTGGAAACCGATAGGGGCGGCTATTCGCTGAGCAAAACGGGGCTAACGGAAGGAGAAATCCTTCCAGCAGGAACAGCGATGACTTTTGATGAGAAAACCCGAGTTGCCAAGAAGGCAAAGGCGGATGGAAGCGATGTTAAGGGACTGCTGTATGACAGCGTAAAAATTGTTGAAAACGCTCCCGTAGCAATCGTAGTGAGAGGAACAGTATATAAGAACAGAATTCCTGAGGCAAGTCGTGCGGAAGCCATCATCAAGGCTCTGCCACTAATTCGTTTCTCTGAATCATTCTAAAACAAAAGACAATGGCAGAACTATCAGTATTTGGAAATTTAGCGAGTGGTCAGTCAATGAAGTATCTGATTGATTCTCGCAGCGAGAAATTCAACCAACCGTGGTATATTAACTACTTTGACTGGGATATTCCGCAGATTAACTTAGACTTTACTACCGTGCTTGGAGAGAGTGTTATTAGCGTCGCTGCCTCTATCGTGGCTCGTGATGCTGAGACGCCACTGAGAAGCCGCGCGGCGTTGGCAAAACTAACAGGTGAAATTCCTGCTATTAAGCAAATGCTTACGCTTAACGAAAACCAGTATCGTAACTATCGTGCTTTGCAGTCTATGCAGGGCGTTAGCGATACCCAGCGCAGAGACCAGGCTCTGAAGCTGGTTTGGGATGATGTTAAGAAGTCCGTGGACAGCATCCACAACAGATTGGATTTGCTTTGCCTGCAGGCGGTTTCAACAGGTATGATTGATATTAACATTGATAATAATCCTGATGGAATCGTAGTACCGAAGATTAATCTTCTGATGCCTGACGCCAACAAGCAGGATGCGAAGAAGGCTTGGACAGCAGCAGATGCAGACCCAATAGCTGATATTCAGTCGTTGGTAAACGCAGCAGGGGACAACGGATATACCTTTGGAAAAATCCTTATGGATGCTTCAAAATTCGCTTCATTCGTAACCAATGGGAATGTGTTGAAAACACTAAACGCGTTCAGTGGTTACGACAGAACTAACGGCGCTAATGTTCCAGCGACATTAAACAGGGTAAACCAATTCTTCACGGAAAACCAAATGCCTACAATTGAAATCATTCAAAGAAGGGTGGCAATTGAGAAGGATGGAATCCCTACGGCGGTCAATCCATTTGAAGCGAAGAACATAGTATTTATTCCTGATGGCAAGCTGGGAACGATTAAGAATGCTTTGGCGGTGGAAGAGATGAATCCAGTGAAGAACATCGAATACGCAACACAAGGTCGTATATTGGTGTCCAAATGGTCGCAGAACGAGCCTTGGCGCGAGTATACTAAGGCAGAATGTAACGCGTTTCCATCGCTAGATGCAATTAATAACATTTTCATCCTGAAAACAGAAGCGTAAAAGATTTGTAGATGCGGACGACGGTTAAGGATTATTTCATCAGTAAACTTTCATTCCTCGGAATAGAGATGTCGGAAAGTGATTTGTCAATGAGGTTACTCCCGTGGGAAATCAACGAAGATGAAGCTATAAACGCTGAAACTGCTAAGGAAGCCGACAAGAAGTTTTTGGAAATAATCCTTACACTGCTCGTTCGACCTGACATATCTGAAGATGACTACTCAGTAAAATACGACCGTGACGCTATTGTGAGGTGGTATAATGCGGAGTGTATCAGGCTGGGTGTCAAAAATCCATTAATGCAGGGCGCATTACAGGTTAAAGATATGAGTTTCCTTGCGTGATCGTCCAATATCCATATAACCTTTATGTTTTCAACGCTCAACCAAGAGGATTTGATGATGATGGCTTTGCGCTGCCTTCAAATCCTAACGAGTGGGCATATCACAGCAAGTGCAGGGATATTCCAGCAAGTGGCGGAAGTAGGGGGCAAACGGAAAGCGGAGATGTGATAAACTACTCTTACACCATAGTGATGCCTTTGGGAACTGCGGAGATTGAGGCAGGAACGAAGATAAAGGTAACGGATGGGAAAGGAACAAGGTTATCAGGCGAAGTGATAAGGTTCACACGAAAGCAACTTCATTGCAGATTATGGGTATAGAAGCGAAATTTGACCAATCGGCAATTGAAAGAAGGCTTCAGGAAGCGAGAGACATACTCGAATTTGAGACCGAGCAGTTTCTTAACCTTGCAGGTATGGAAATCGTGAACTATGCTAAAGACAATAGAGAGTACAAAGACCAAACTAAAAACCTCTTCAACTCCACAGGATATATCGTTGTCAGGAACGGAAGAGTGATAAAGGAAGGATTTGAGGGCGGTCAGGAGGGCGAAGCAACTGGGAGGGGGTATGCCCATCGGCTTGCAACGCAGTTTGCGGATAGTGATTGGGCTTTGATAATAGTTGCTGGGATGGAGTATGCGAGCTATGTGGAGGATGTTCACCATCGTGATGTCTTACAGCACTCAAAGAACTTCGCACCCGAGGTACTAGAGCAGATGAAGCAGGCATTAAAAAACCGTGTAGAAGCAAGACTAAGCAGATTATGATAACAACCATTGAGCTTGCGAGTATCGTCTATAAAATCGTTAAAAACAGCGGAATTACTGCAGTCACTGGCGGTGGCGTTTATCTGAGGAACAGACCGTTAAACGCTGATAAAGATGATATCGTCATTGGCAATCTTTCGGTAGCAAATGTAGAACTACAAAAATCAACTGCCTTGGTCAACATCTACGCAAGGGATGTTTTCGATGGGAAAAACCATATACCTAACCTAAAGAAGCTGAAGGATGCGACAAGGTTTCTAATGCCTTTGTTCAAGGACAGGTGGCTTGAGGAACACAAGACCTGGATTGACATCGAATACCAAACAGATTACGAGGTGCAGGGCGTTCACGAGTGGGTGTCCGTAATCAGATTAAAGACAAGAACAATTAACGAATAATCTTAAAAAAACTTAACATTATGGCATTTACATTCGGTATTGCAAAAATTCTATCAGGCGACAAAGCCGCCGATGGTGGACTTGGAACAGCGTTAACAGAACACGATGAAACGCTGAAAGGAACGGCTCAACTCACGAGAAGCGATGAGGATATCAACTGGATTGAAACAGAGGAAAGAGGTAAAAGGCTTGCAATATCTCAAAGCAACGCAGAAACCATTCTGGAATTTGAGGTTGCTAACCCTTCTCTTGAAACACAAGCATATTATTGCGGCGGAGCGGTAAAAACGGCTAACGGGAAGAAATCCTACTCGCCACCGACCAATTCTCAGAGCATTGAAAAATCGTTCAAAATTGAAACTAAGAGCGGATATGACATCGTCATTCCGAACGGAAAGGTTACGGCTACGCCACTGAGCGGAACAATCGGAACGGAAAATGTGATGACGATGAAAGTCAGGGTAGCCGTTCAGCAGCCTGATAAAGCAGGCGTGGATGCTCTGACTTATCAGGAAAAATAACCAACTAAATCTCAAAGCCGCTTCCTGATTTACGGAGGCGGTTTTTCTTTCTATGAACGAGAAACAGATACGGCAGGAAAAATCAGAAGCGGAACTGCTCACTGAAAACGGATTCAAGTTTAAGGCGGGGAAAAGGGAATTCACGATAAAGCCACTAACATTGGGAACGATACTCCACTGCAACAAGTATGCGGTGCAGATGAAGTTTAATCTGATGACTGATAAAGGCGATTCACTCTACGAGGAGCTAAACAATAATATTCAGCCGATTTTAGCCTTTATTTCGTGCGCAATATTGGGTAGTAATATAAAAATAAGGCTTTTCAGGAAAATGCTTGAAAATCACCTTAAAAAACACCTAAAACCGAAGGATATATTAGCTATCGCTGTAGCAATCCTGCAGATGTATGACTTAACAAATTTTATAACCTCTATCAGATTGCTCACGGCGGAAACGATAACGGCACCGAGGACGAGCAAGGAGCCGCTGATAGATGGGTAACCGAAGGGCTCCGAAGCATATATGGCACGATTGGAATGCTGATGAAGGAGTTGAATATTTCCTATCGTGAAGCCTTATGGGGTATCCCCTACCCTATCGTGATGAGAATACTAAGTGATTTACCAAGGCAGGTAAAGAAGAATGCAGAGGAGATAGAACTAACGGAGCAGACAGCTGACCAATTTAAGCAATTCGTTGAGCAAACCAACCAACAGTTAAAAAGATGAGTGCCTTAGATTTTGAAGCGTTACTAAAAACGCAAGACTTTGAAGCCGGGATTAAGAGAATTCAGGATGACATCCGCAGATTGACTTCCAACACGGAAAAGGACGCATCTAAGATTGACCAATCCTTCCGAAGCGCAGCAGGCGGCGCAAATGAATTGGATCGTGCTTTGAAGAAGATGCAGGCAGGGTTAGCCGCTTACTTCTCCGTTTCGGCTTTAAAATCGTTTGCAGACCAAGTCATCAACATCCGTGGAGAGTTTCAAAAGACAGAGATAGCATTTGCAACAATGCTCGGCTCAGGGGAAAAGGCTAAGTCACTAATGAACGATATGGTGCAGTTGGCAGCCAAGACGCCATTCAGCTTGCAGGATGTTTCCAACGGGGCTAAGCAGCTTCTTGCATTCCAGGTGCCCGCCGAGGAAGTCGTGGACACTCTCACGAGGATGGGGAACATCGCCGCTGGACTCAGCGTGCCAATTGAGCGCATAAACCTGGTATACGGGCAGGTGAAGGCTAAGGGCAGGCTGATGGGTGATGACTTGAGGCAGTTTACCGAGGCGGGGATTCCCATGGTGGCGGAACTCGCCAAAAAGTTTGACACCACTACGGCGGCAATCAGCAAGATGGTTTCCGAGGGCAAGATTGGCTTCAACGATGTCAAGGATGTGCTTTTCTCGATGACCGACGAGGGGGGGATGTTCTTCAACCTGATGGAGAAGCAGTCGGCGTCATTGAGCGGTCGGATATCCAACCTCGGAGATGCCTGGGATCAGATGCTGAACAAGATTGGAGAAGCAAATGAAGGAATTCTGAATGATGCTATTGAGGAGGTCACATACTTGGTTGAGCATTATGAGGGCGTAATTCAAGTGATTGAGGGGCTTGTGGTTGCGTATGGTGCCTATCGTGCAGCATTGATTGTTACGAGCTTAACAGCGAAAGTGGCTGCTACATCGGAAGCATCACTTACGGCGGTACAGCAACTTAGCACTGGCGCAAAGATAGCAGCAACGGAAGCGCAGAAAGCGTTGAACGCAACAATATTGGCAAATCCTTACGCTCTTGCTATGGCTGCCTTGGCTGGGCTGCTGTATGTTATCTATAACTTCACAACTCAGGCTACACTTGCGGAAGAAGCGCAGGAAAGGATGAATAAAAGGCTTTCAGAAGCCAAACAAACTACGGAGGAACAAAAGGCTAAGATTGAATCCTTAGTAACAGCAATAAAGTCTGAGAACACAACAAACGAAGAAAGGGAAAGGCTTTTAAAACAAATTCATACCATTTCAAATGGAAGACTTAGTCAACTTTCCGTTGAGGCAATCAGAACAGGAAAAGCAACTGCAGCAATCAATGATTATGTAAATGCTCTTGATAGAGAAGCAAGGGCTAAAGCAATGCTTGATATCAAGGCGGATAATTATAAGAAAATCGCTGAACTTGAACTGAAGAAGGAAGAGTATAAGAAAGGTAACTACAAACTTACCGAAGCGGCGGGGTCAATGCTCAATACGAACACCTACAGGGATAAGAATGGCAAAGTTACAGGCGCTTCCATTTGGGCTGGTATCACGGATAAATTCGATGTTCAGTTAAGCCGTATAGCAGATGCTGAAATTGAAACCTATAAAAAGCAGTCCAAAAAAATAGATAAGTGGGTGGATAAGAACGCAAAGGATGTAGCAAACAGCATTTCAAAATCAACAGACACAATAACAAACAGCGTAGAATCATCAGTAGAAAAAAACAAAGAGAAAACCAAGAACGCAGCGAGGACGACGGAGCGGCAGCTCGCAGAGATTTACCCAAAGGGCTCTATCAAGGAATTACAGGAGCGTGCGCAGCTTATTCAGGAGGCTGTGGACTTGGCGGTGGACGACAAGGTAAAACTCCGAGGAAAAGACAAATACGGCGACCACTACCTTACGGGCGAGGTCATATCAATGCAGCGGGCATACGAGAGGATTGCCGAGATAAACGAGCAGATTAGAAGGCTCCAGAGCCAGTCGTTAGAGGAAAGGATAAACGAAGCCAAGCGGCAGATAGAAGTCAGGGACAAGCTCTTGCAGCAGGGATATTCCAAGGAATCCGTGGATGAGATGTTTCCAGAAGTGAAGGATAAAACTTTTGAATCCTACCTGAAGGACTTGCAGAAGAGTTTGGAAAATGTAAGCACGGCGCAGGCGGCGCAGGAACTGGCAAGGCTTCAGGACATTATAGATGAATGGCAGGGAAACAAGACATTCATTGACGGCATCAACGAAGGCATAGAGAAACTGAAGAAGCAATTCGAGGGCGAGGAGCTTATAAGCAGGTTGGAAGAGCTGAAGAAAAGCGCCACATACAACGGGAAGGCACCAACGGAAAGCCAGAGGAACGAGGCTGACAAGATATTCCGCAAGGCTCAGGAGGAGGAGATAAGGCGGCAGCAGGACGCCTATGACCAAATGCTGAAAGACCAACAGACTTTCCTTGAGAAGCAGAAGGCACTGGATGAGAAGTATGCGAGGATGCGCTCAATGGCTAAGACCGACTTGGAAAAAGCGAAGATTGAGGAAGCCTACAAGAAGGAGGCAGGGGCTTTGGCTTCGGAGATGTTGAAGGCTTCAAACGACTGGTCTTTAGCTTTTGGGAATTTAGAAGGGCTCAGCAGGGACGCAATTGAACGGCTTATAAAGCGTTTTGAGGAGTTTAGAAGAGCAAATAAGGAAAACCTAAGCCCATCGGAAATACGGGAGTTAAACGGGGCTATAGAGCGTTTAAAGCGGCAGGCAACAGCGAATCCTTTCAGGAATCTAATAAATAGTATAAGGAACTATGCGAAAGCGAACGAAGAAGCCGCACAAGCTAAGCAGGAGTTGCTGGAAGCTGAGGAAGAATATAACAAAGCCGTAGGAACTTACGGAAACAAAAGCGAGCAGGCGGTTTCAGCGAGCAGGAAGTTGGCTAACGCTCAGGAAAACCTTTCCCAGAAACAGCAGGCACAGGCAGAATCCCTGCAACAGATGGGCTTTGCGTGGCAGAATACTGCTAAGTGGATACAGCGAGCAAGGGAGGCGGTAAATGTGTGGGCGGATGCTTTCGGAGGGCTTTCCGAAGCAGCTCAAAACACTATGGATGACATATTCGGGATTATGGAATCTTTAGACGAAGGATTCCAGTCTTATATGAACGGAGATGTCGTCGGAATGGTGCTTTCTATCGTCAAAAGCATAGGGCTTGTTGTAAAGGCTCTGAACGGCGAGAAGAAGAAGGAGCGGCAGATAAAGCAGATGGCTATCGAAGTGAACAAGCTCAAGACCGAGTATGAGGCACTTGGACACGCTGTAGAGAGGGCTTTAGGCAGTAATGTTTACGCAGCGCAGCAGGAGCAGATAAAGAATCTTCAGAAACAATTGGAGGTCGTCCAGCAGATGCGCAAGAAAGAGGATGAAAAGAAGAAAACGGACAAAAATAAGCTCAATGATTACGACTCCCAGATTCTTTCATTGCAAAAGCAGATCGAGGACATACAGAACAGCATCGTGCGGAACATCTTGCAGACAGACGCGAAGGATGCTGCTTCGAAATTGGGCGATGCGCTTGTTGATGCTTTTTCACGGGGTGAGGATGCGAGTAAAAATATGAGGGATGTGGCTAACAATATGATTAAAGATATTGTTAAAAACGCCCTGAAGATGAGACTGGAAACCGCGATGAAGCCATTGCTGGATAGCCTACTATCCCAAATGGGTTTTGACGAGAAAGGCGTAGGAAGCTTTAAGGGATTATCGCCAGAACAGATAAAGGAATTTCAAAACCAGGTTGTAGCAATCAGTCAACAGCAGCAGGCTTTTCTGGAGGCTTATCAGCAACTTTTCCAGGGGTTGGAGGATGGAAACTTGCAAGGCTTGAAAGGTGCCATCCAAGGCGTAACGGAGAAAACTGCAGGTGGGATTGAGGCGCAAATGAACGCGATGAGGGTGAATCAGGTAAGCGGCCTTGAGGTAATGAGAAGCTCGCTTCTGCAACTCTCGCAGATTGAAGCCAACACACGGAACCTGATAGAAATAAGAAAGGATTTAAAGGAACTAAACCAAAAAACGAAACAAGGACTGGCAGGGATATGAAAATTGGAAAGGAAATAGCGCTGGAAGCCATAAAACACGGCTTGTGCGACAAATGGTATAAAAGGATGCTGAAAATAGGCGATTACAGGGCGCTTTGTGAAATGTTCTTCGAGGGCGACGATTGGGCGATGGAGAATGATTTTCCACGCCTGGAGCTTGCACGGAGGCACAAGGGGGCCATAAAGCCTTACGGGTTACTGGTGGACTACGAGGGCGTAATCGCCAACAGGAGAAACATCGCATTCCTCGGCAACTCGCACGCAGACTTCTACGCCGATGGCTACAATGTAGCGCAGCTGTACGCACGGCACAACTCCATCGTGAGCATCAGGACTAAGGGAAACGCAAAGGTGTTCATAAATGTGCTGGACAGCGCAAAGGTGAACATCATCGCATCGGAGGATTCCTTCGTTTCGGTGTTCAAATATTCCGATTCCTGCGAGATTGAAACGGTCGGAAATGTTTCCGTTACAAAAACAGATTTTAAAGGCTAATTATTTATAAAACAGCGCAGAAGGCGCAGGATATAGGGAAATTTGCAAAAGGATGAGCGAGGTAAGGTACAGTATTCAGGGCAGGAATTTCAAGGACTTCGGGGTTTATGTTTCGGCATCCCGCGGGCTTATTGACGGGCTGAAGCGCAGGCAGCCTAAAACCTACCAGTGGGCGGAATATCACGGTATTTCAGTGGATTTGGACAGACCGAGGTACGAGGCACGGGAAATAGTATTGGACTGCTTCATCGTGGGAAAGGACTGGCGCACCATACAGAGTGGGTTCTCGGAATTCTGGCAGTCGTTCTACACGGCCGATACCCCGAGGGTGGTCGTGGAGCCATTCGGCTACGAGGGACTGGCTTACTGCGTCTACCTGCAGGATGAAGTCAAACTGGAGAAGAGATTCAGGGATGGCGATATGGTCGGCACATTCCAACTGAAGCTCATAGAGCCAAATCCCGTGAAGGTCGTTCTCTTCCACGGGGGCGGAAGGCTGAAGGTGGGCTACACCAGCGAATATGACACGGAAATCTCATTCCCAAACCTTGAATACGAGTACGGCAGCGGGGATGTGAGCCTTGATGTTGCTATGCCCGCGGGATATGTGATTATTATGGGAAACATGGAAGATATAGGACGCTTTGAAACCAACGCCAGCATCGTCTGGGGCGGCAGGTACCTGGGGTACGACTTCAACGGCGAGGACTTCTTCTTCGAGGACTTCTATGTCATGGAGCGGGAAATAACCCAGCTGTACCCCGCACCACAGCCAAACCCACAGCCTGAAGCACCAAAGCCGCTCCCTACCGACCCGGAGCCGAAACCTAACAATCCCGAGCCAGCCATACCGAATCCGCAGGAGGACGAGTACGCCACGATGGCGGAGATACAGCTGGACAACGGAATGACCGTGGTGACCACGGAATCCAGCATCTCCGTATACTGGACGCCGCAAAGCCAGAGCGATTACGACGGCTACACCATAAAGGTAAACGGCTCCGTTTACTCCCGAATCAGCCGCGGAAACACGGGCGGAGCCAGCATTTCCAACCTTGACAGCGACACCGAGTACGAGGTGGAAGTGGAATTCACTTCAGGCGAGAGCGTCCGCTCCATCGGGAAGTTCAGGGCGCGGACACTCAAGCGCAGGAACTTCCTGCCAGCGCCGAAACCAAAGGACATACCAGCGGGGGCTATGCGGAACTACACGCCGATTGGCTGGCGCAGCAGCCGCTACCACGGATTCTCGGGGACTTTTAAAGTAAACCCCGATGGCACGATACCTTTCGGGCAGCAGGAAGGCGGAAATATAGAATTTGAATCGCCACTCTTCGACCAAGAGATCAATCTCCGTGTGGATGGCGAGAACATCCGCGTTACCGTTTTCATCTTCGACAAGGGTGCGGACTATTGGAATCCCGTAATACAGCCAGGCACCACGCCAACGGGGATTGCGCTCGGCAGCGACAATACCTTCCGCATCGGCGCTAAGGATAAGCACCAGATGATACGAGTTAACTGCTTCGGCGAGGAAGGAGGCGGCTACCTGAAGGACATCATAATAACCAAGGAGCCAACGAACGGCAGGGAGGCGGTAAGCTACAACCCCGAGCCAGTGTACGATATTGACAGGGAGAGAAACATCTTCCGAAGATTCACCGACAGCGACTTGTACGAAGCCAGGTACATCGGCGGGGAACTCGCCACCAGAATCACGGGAACCCCGTTCTACAGCATGAAGCTGGAGGCGGGGAAGACATTCTACTACCGAGTGGATGTATTCAGCGAGACTGGGAAGGACTTCGGAGTACAATTCAACGACACCGCCAACGCCTTCTACCCCGTGGTGAAAGACCAGTGGACGCCGATAGTCATCGCCCTGGACGACAAAATGAGCAAACTTACGCTGATTGCCGATGTGGCGGAGGACAGGGACAATCCCTACAGGCTCACCCCTCGCCCGTTCTGGATTAAGAACGAGGCGGTAACGGAGGTACCACCAAGCGAAATAATGAACATCGTTCCCCGACCGAAGAAGGTGTTTACCAGCCTTATGGACGCCATAGAGGCGAGGCAGGAAGGAGAATTCTCCGTGGGAGTGAACAGGTTCCGAAAGATAACTGGCAAGCCTACTGTAAATCCAGGCGACTTCGAGCTGCTGAACGGCACGCTGAACGACAGGAAGCCGAGAGGCTTCAAGCCCGTGTACTTTGATGCGCACGGATGGGCTTTTAAACATATTGACGACAACAAGAACATCTGGCTCACCAACCTGAAGAAAGGCACGGGATACATTCCTTACGCAAAATTCAGGGAGATGATGCAGCGTGCGGTGCAGATGCCGGCAGGCAGCGGGAAGGTAGAGAAGATAAGGAAGCCAGAGATGTGGGCGGAGATACTGGACAGCGACATCACGGTAGTGGATGGGCTGCCATTCGCGGAGGGCATACGGAGCCTTAGCGGCGGGAAGATTATCCTCTTCGTATACGGCAGCGCCTATGTTCTGGAGGCGGACCTAAAAACCATACACCACTATAAGCACCCAGACACCATGGGCGGCACCGTGAACGGCTGGCTGATAGATTCCTACGGGGATATGGCGTTCATCGGGGGCTACTTCGTGGGAAGGAGCGACCTGGATGGCACGAGGGGGCACGGGCGCATCGTCGCCACCTTCGACGCTGGGAAGACTTGGAGCACCGTGTTCGATGTCCGCAGGGATGGAAAGGAGTACGGCGGCTACATACCGCTTGGGAACGCCTTCCACATCCACGGATACGCCTACGATCCCTACTGGGACAGGCTCTGGATGGTGAACGGGGATTCCTCCGAATCCTCCACCCCTGGGAAGATCTACTGGACGGACAACTACAGAGACCCCGTGCCTACCTGGAACATAATGAACTACAACTTCGACAAGGGAAGGATATACCAGAAGGAGCTCAAGCCAGCGGAAGGCTACGAGCAGTGGTGCTCGGTGTTCCCGATAAAGGACGCTGTACTCTTCGGTGCCGATATGAACCCCACGACATTGGCGAGGATGCAGCGCGTGGGTAAGGAAAGCAACAACCCGAGGGAAACGATGGTGTACCACCACGGCTCGCTCACGGTGGTGCCAGTGTTCACCAAGTTTGACGAGCAATCCCCGATTATAGTTTACAATGCGCAGCAGGGCGCATCCCCGTTCCAAGAGCCGAGCATAGACATCAGCTGGAACGGCTACAACTTCCACAGGGTATGGGAGGACGACTTCTTCCCGAACGGCGGGGACTCGCAGACGAAGGCATACGGCTTTGCGGATGGCTTCGTGATAACCAACGCCAACACGCAGCGGTTTGACACGCCGATGATTTTGGCGGGGATGATAGAATTTTAAACAAAAAAAACAATATGGCAACACTAAGCAAGAACGAACTAATAGCGCACATCAGCAGCACCGTGGTGAGCGGGGCGAGGCTGAAGGCGGCACCGATGCGGGAAATCCTGCTGAACATCGTATACCTTATAGATGGCGGCGTGCCGAGCACGGGCGGAAACACGGGAGGAAACCAGAACCCAAGCCCGAGCAACCCTACTCCGCAGCCGAACCCAAGCCCGCAGCCGAACGCTGGCGCTGGCATCTCGCTAAGCGGGCAGCTCGCCACGGCGCAGAACGGCTCCTACATTGCGGGCATAGAATCCCAGAACCCGCTAAGGAAGAACGAAACCAATGTGATAACCGTGACCGTGAAGGGAAGCGAGGGCAGGCTGGGCGTGTCTGCCACATCCTTGTTCATAGGCAGGAGCAAGATGGAGCTGGTGAGGGACAGCTATGCGCAGGTGGAGGGCGGCTTTACCTACAAGTACCAAGGGGAGATAATGGAGGCTAACGAACAGCCGCTTACGCTGGGTATGGTCTTCAACGATGGCTCGGATCTCTCCTACACCACCACGGTGAAGATAGAGGGAAGGTACCGTTACCCGAACTTGGAATTCCAGCGGGTGGGCAACAAGATGCGCGTGATACTTCAGAAGAAGGACAACGAGGAAATCAGCGGCTACGGCATCTGGCAGCTCTACGACAACGGGAAGAAGGTTGGGGACGGCAGGTTTAAGAAATTGGACGGCTACACCCTGGAAACGGATGGCGATGTGATGGTTTTCGACCCCGTGCAGAACAAGTCCATCCCCCCTACCCCCGGGAAGCACTATGTCTTTGAAATCACCTCGCTGAGCTATGTAAGGGGCTGGCTTCCAGAGAACGGCTCATTCGTGGAGGAAACGGAAACATTCGTGGGATGATGTGGATAAGGAGGAACGGGCAAAACCACTTGAATCTCGTAAAGAGGGGCAGCAGCACCGTGGTATCGGCATCGCAGAACAGGGCGATATTGTCCGATGACTCCGTTACGCTCCGCGTGGCTTCCAAGTCGGTGCTGGATGTGAAGGTGAACGATACCTTCGAGGTATTCGGGGAAGTCTACAGGATAAACCAGGAGCCTACCGTTCAAAAGAACAGCAGTTTTGAATACGACTACACCATCGTGGGTCAGGGCGTGATGTTTGACTTATTGCGCTGCAAGTTCTTCAACTCCGATGGCAACGGCTGGAAGAGCGACTTGGAATTCCCGATAATCGGCGACTTGGAATTATTCCTAACGGTCGTGAAGAACAATATGCTGCGCTTCGGCGGAAACTGGGAGGTGGGAAGTATTCCGCAGGATACCGAGACCAAGACGATAAACTTCAGCGATGATTCGTGCCTTTCCGCTTTGCAGAAGATTTGCAATGAATACAAGGTTGAATTCTGGATAAAGCGGGAGGATGGGCGGTTTAAAATCCACACTGGGCAGTTCGGCTCCACCCTGCCGATACCTTTTGAATACGGCAAAGGGAAAGGGCTTTACCAACTCACACGCAGAAGCGTTGACGAGCAGCAAATCATCAACCGTCTGTATGCTTACGGCGGCTCTGAGAACATCCCAGCGGGTTACCGAAACTTCGCCAAGCGGTTACAAATAAGTGATAATTCCTATCTGGAGGATGCGGAGATGATAGCGGCTAACGGGCTGAAGGAAGGCTCGATTAATTTTGAGGAAGTCTATCCCAAGAGGACTGGCAAGATAACGGCGGTAAACGGACTGACGAAGATTGCGGATGCCTCCATGGACTTTGACTTGAACGCAAAGGAAGCCGATGGAAGCACGAAGTACCTCGTGGCGGGGCAGACTGCCAAGATGCACTTCAACACGGGGAATTTGGCGGGATACGAGTTTGAAATCCACAAGTATGACCACGATGCGAAGGAGTTCACGCTGATACCTTTCCACAACGAGCAGGGCAGGGAGTTTCCTGACAAGGACAGTGCGGCGTTTCAGTTTTCGGTGGGCGACGAGTATGTGCTTTTGGACATCGTGATGCCCGAAACCTACATCACGAACGCAGAGGCGGAGCTGTTGCGGAAGGCGAAGGAGCAGTTCAACCTGATGAAGCAGGCAAAAGTTTCGTACGACTTGCAGATTGATGCATCCTACCTTAAATTGCTTAACAAGCTGCCTGAGATTGGCGACTTGCTGAATGTGAGGGATTCCGCGTTGGGAATTGACAAGGTGTTGCGGATAAACCAGATAACGAGGGAGTTCATCAAGGATGGCGAGAGAACGGACTTTGACTATAAAATCGTCATCGCAGATTCTTACGAGGTCAGCTATGCTTCGCAGATGGTGCTGGAGATGCAGGACATCAGGAGCGTGGTCAACAATGTAAGGCTGGGATTGGCGAGCACTTCTCGGCTCGGATACCGATTAAACAAGGAATTGCAGGATAGCATCTTTGACACGGATGGCTACTTTGACCCCGACAATATAAGACCGCTGAGCATTGAAACATCTATGCTCTCGGTGGGTGCGCAGTCGCAGCAGCTATCTACATCCCTGATCCTTAGGACTAATGTGGGTAACGATCCTGACAGGGTGGCTTGGAACAACTGCCAGATTTACTCACAGACGATGGACAAGGTATGGACTATCGCTGAGGGCGAGCAAACGATTAGCGGAGGAACGCTGTATGTGTACGGGAAGGCGGGCAAGTCGGGAAGCAAGGCTGTTCTCCACTTCACGGCAGAGAAGATAGCGTTTGATTCTAAGCCGAGCGACTATTATTTCCTATTAGGCATCCTATCCTCCGTGATTGAGGGTTACAGGGTTTTCGTTCCTACCATCGGGATGACGACCATCACGGGCGGGCTGATTAGGACGGGGATAATATCCTCCAACGATGGCGCTACGACCTTCAACCTGAACACTGGCGAGATATCGGGGCGGATAAGGTTTGCCTCGGGAAGCTCCGGCTATGCGAACATCAGCGATGCGCCCGATGTGGAGAACCTGCAGATTGGCGGCAGGAACTACATCAGGGACTCACGCTTTGAGAAGGGTTATTGGGAATTTGAGAGTAACAGGGGAACGATAACGATTGCGCCAAGGGATATATGGGGAGTGCCTACGCCAGCAAAGAAGAACGCGCTGAACTATTTCTCTGACGCTGGGGAAAACTACCTGTATTTCAAACATTTCATAGATGTTGAGCCAGGCGAGTACACTCTGAGTTTCTGGGTAAAGAGCGATGGTGCGTTTTTAAAATCAGGATGCGCCGTTATGGAAAGCGACCCGAGCACTACTCACAAATTTTTTGACATTCCTTTTACAAATGAATGGCGCAAGGTAGTCGTAAGGCTCAACATCGCAACCGACAAGGTGAAGCTACGGCTGGGCTTTAATTCCAACGGAAATGCTTGGATATCGGTGGCGGACATCAAGTTGGAGAAGGGACAGAAGGCTACGGACTGGACTCCTGCGCCCGAGGATGTGGATGCGGCTATCTCTGCGGTGGAGCAGCGGATAATTGACATAGAGAACAATGCCGACTACGAACTTACGACGATAGATGGCAATGTGATAACGACTGGAACGCTCTCTCTTGGCGACACGCTCGGTGCGAACGCTGGGATTACGGGAAACACGCAATCCTCGGTTTTCCTCTATGGCGGTACGAACTTCGGGAACAGGAACAACGCTCCGATAAGCCTTCACAGAGATGGCTTTATGCGCGTGCGTGACGCTCAGGGCAGGGTGATATTCGAGATTGGGCAAAAGGATGGGAAGGCGGTATTCAACATCTACAACGAGAACGGAACATTGGTGGCGGAAATCGGGCAGCAGGGCATCATCTTTCAAAACTTCATTCCAGAATCGTATCAACCGCAAGGTGTGAGGAAGTTAAACTCCAGCATCGGGGATTACGGTGCGATGGCGAACGAAATAAGGCAGTATGTGGAGGAGGAATACGCTTTTTCAGGGGAGCATCAGGAAGGCGGAAATGTGAGGGCTATAAAGGTTAGCCTGAATACGGACAGAACGATTTACTACTACCATCCTGGGAATAATTTTGAAAGTGCCGGAAACCAACAATATGTTGGTTACTACGATGAAAAGAATAAACTTGGGCAGGGAACGAGCGGCGTCTTTGCTCTCTACAAACAGATATTCTACCTGGAGGGAGATGGTTATAATTTCTCAGTTGAAGTTTACAGGATTGAGAATGGGAAGATTATGGAAAGCAAAATAGTTCAGATAAAATGAAAAACTTATTGGAAGGAGTGCTGATGATGGCTGTATCGCTAACGGCGATGACGATTGCCGCACCGCTGGGCTACGGCATCTGGCTGCAGGAAGGCACGGTGGGCTGGTTCCTCTTCTACGGCGGCTGCCTTATGCTGCTGATGAAGGGGATACACATAATATACGCACACGGCAGGAGGAAGTTTAACGAGCATCTGCGCTGTATGAGGCTGCGCAAGATAAAAAGGGAAAGAGCAAACAGAAAGTAATGGAAGATGGCTTATTCACGAGCCCGTGGACTCATCACGACTGGGCTATCGTTATCCTATCGCTGTTGGCGTATTTGTACAGGATGTACCTTACCTACGCTACGAAGGATGTCAAGAATCCCGAGCTGAAAGACTGGCTGGGGAACTTCGTGCTTAGCGCCATCTGCGCAACGGCGCTTTACGAGTTTGCGCTGTATAACGAGTGGAATTTACGGATGTTCCTATTGCCTTATGCGGTGCTGGTAATTTTGATGAAGGATGTTACCGACTGGCTGTTTATGAGTAGGGAGGCGAAGAATATGGTGATAGAATGCGTTCGGGAGAGCCTCAGCGTGTTCCTCGGACGGTTTGGCTACACAAGGAAGGATGACGAGGAGTTTACATTATGAAATTTCATTTAAAAAAAATAAGACAGATTATGGTAAAGACAGAAGGCTGGTGGATAGCTGGATGCGAGGAGCTCGCAAGATATTTTGCCGCCATGGGCATCGAAAACCCGAACGCTGGAAGCCCCCAGTTTGGCTTCTACCAGCGTGATGGGGAATGGAAGTACGCCGTGGTCAGCAAGCTGAAAACCGCGGAGCAGATAAGCTTGGATGACTACCTTGAGCAGAAGGGGGGGCAAGCGGAAACACAGGCAGAGAACGAAATTGAGGCGGAGCCTGTTTCAGGAGGAGTTGAAGCGGCGATAGAGCTGGTAAGGGCTGCGGGATACGCGGTACTGGAAGTGGATTCCGTTGGCGTTCCCATCATTCCCGACTATGTGGAGGGCGTGGTTTGGAACGGAGAAGAACACAAGCGGGATGCGCTCATCGTTGCCAGGTGCCAGCACGGGTACATAGCACCCGCTGCGAAGGGATTCGGGCTGGAGTTTTACCAAAACGCTAAACTTAAGACCAAGCTAAGTTTGGCGGAAATCCTTAGGGAAAAAGGAATTGATCCCGAGGCGTTTGAAATTATAAACGATTTGTAAATGGACAAGAAGTACAATTTTATCAAAGACCTAAAAGCGCCGAAGGTGATGCAAATCGCCAAGCAATTCATCGGCACGAAGGAAATTATAGGCAAGGCGCACAACAATGTGATAATGGGCTGGGCTAAGGAGCTCGGTCTGAAGGAATATACTGCGGACGAGATTCCGTGGTGCGGGCTCTTCGTTGCCTACTGCATCAAGCAGGCGGGCTACAGCGTGGTGGAGAAGCCTCTCTGGGCGCAGAACTGGATGAGATTCGGCAACAGGGAATCGATTCTAACAGCGGCGTATGGGGACATACTGGTATTCAGCCGCAACGGCGGCGGGCATGTAGGCTTCTATGTGGGGGAAGATCCGTACTACTTTCATGTTCTGGGAGGAAACCAATCCGATATGGTGTGCATTACGAGGATTGCAAAATCTCGCTGCATCGCTGTACGCAGATGCCCGTGGAAAATAGGGCAGCCGAAGGAGGTAAGGAAGTACTATGTTTCTCCTACTGGAAAGATAAGCACGAACGAGGCGTAATGCGTTAAGAAAAACCGATTTTCTTAACACGACAGGATTCTTATGTTAAGAAAATCCATATATGTGTAAGAAGCCCGCGCTAATCTCTCGCGGTAAAATGAGATGTTTCATTTCTGTTGCGGCTCGGGTAGCCGCTTTTTTGTTATTTATAATGGTTATAAATTAAATAATATTGTATTATTATTGTAATATAATTTGCATATTAAAATAATACATTGTATCTTTGTACCATTAAAATTAAACATTAACCGGGGTCGCAGCCCCACAAAAACAAAAAGTTATGAGCAATTACAAATTCCTTATCAACAAAGACAGCGAAGAAAATGTGTTCCGCGCTATCGACGCGGACAGAATCGAAACCCTACGGGTTTCAGAAACTTACGACCAGTACGGTCAGCGGGTATCACCGGAAGACGCCGGTGCCTGCCTTTACCTTCTAACAGAAAAAGCCTGCGAAGTGGCTAAGAGTTTTCACCTCGAGCAGTATGAAGAGCGTGAATACAGAATGGGCGAGGCTATCCTGGCATATGAGGACAAAGCCTTCGATGAAGTTGTTGATGAAACAGAAGAAGGTGAAGATTATGAAAGAGACGAAGAAACCTGCGAGGGTTTCAACTACTGGGATGGCTCCAACTGGCAAACGGTTGTCATAAAATATAATCAGTCCGATTACTGGACTGGTTGGGAGATCGTGGATGATGAGGAGCTTGAAAAAAAGCTCAATCAAGCCATCGAAGATATGGAATTCGAGAGCGAAGGCGGCGGATTTCGCCGTTATACAGCGGACGGCTATGAAATAGAGGAATCCTTTTATAGCTCTTCCTGGGAAAGCTATTCCTTAAGGAAGATAGATTAAAAAAACGCCCTGCTGGTTGCAGCCGGCAGGGCTGCCTTTACGGCACAAAAATAAAACATTAACCGCCGCAAAAGCGGCACAAAAATAATAAAATGAAAAATTTAGAAACGGTTAAGCAGTTAACCGAGAAAAGAAACGAGATTGAAGCCGAAATCTTCAAACTCGAGAAAAAATTGAAAGACGAGAATTTGCCAATTCTCTACAAAGAGATATGCAACCTTTTAGATGGTTGCGGCAAAGGCTATGTTTCGGGCGACTACTACGCCCAATCCAGGTATTACAGCGATATACCTGGTGTTAAAAACATCAGACTTTCTGGAGATAGATTACATATTAAAGTAACTTCTCCAGCCGGTTATATGTTTCCAGAGCAGATAACCGTGAGAGAAAAAGACTTGTCCATAGATTTTTGGGTAAGTCGAAACTTCGACGACGAATTAGATTATTAATTTAACCCACCCTGCGCATCACGAAATGTTTTGCGCGGGGTTTTTATTTTAAAAATTATGAAAACAACAACAGTAAGGCTCTCGGAAAACACTTCCGTGGAGCTGGCAAAGGACTTTGAAAACTTCACCACCGCCGTTCAGCTCATCCTGGAGCCGCACCGTAGGCTTAGGAAAGTGGTGATGAAGGAGTTGAAAGGATTATTCAGTAAGGAAGAAATCACCGCACTGGTGGACAGCCAGAACGGTGTGATGCTAACGCCCGCCTTCATCTACAAGAAGGATTTCCTTATTGAACAGCTGGAAGATTTCGAGCTTTTCGAAAGCGGCATCAGCAGGCACGGTGCGGAGAAAGAGGAGTTGATTGAGAAACTAAGCGGCATCTCCAACTCGCAGGTGTATTTCTTGCTTCTGGAAATCCACGCATTCTGGAACTCGGGCGGAAAGCTGGATGATTTTGTAAAGCAGTTCGGATGATTGTCAGCACGATGAGCGAGGCGGAGATGGTTTCGGAAATCCACAAGGATTTTCCGGAACTTGCCGTCTTCACGGAACTGAAGGACAAGGAATATCGCCGAGCAGTCATCAAGGCTTCCAAGTTTCCTTTCTTTATGCGCTTCTACAAGAAAACCAAGGGCGGGAATCGTTGGATGCTAATCTACGAGGCGAGGAAGAAGAAGGATAGGAAGAACAGCCGCATCCACTTCGTCTTGATGATTGATACGCCGCGCGGTTTCTGGGCATTGATGCCTACCTATTTCGACGACCATATGCACTGTATCTTCTTTATGCCGCACTTCTTCAGCCGATACCGCCAAAGGTGCAATCTGGAAGAGAGCAGGGAGAACTTGATTTACAAGTATTTCCGCCGAAATCCCGACTACATCTATGAAATCGCAACGAAGCAGGAAGGCGAGGTTTCTTGGCAGGAAGTTTACGGAAGTTGCAAGGATGGAGTGGCTCTCGGTGTGGCAACTGTGGAAGGCAATGTGTTCTTCAAGACTTTCATCACCTACGAAATGACGAAAGGGCAGCAGATTGAAACCTTTGCCCGAAACGAAGAGATACGGCGGGAATTGAGTGCGAAAAATTAAAGCGGTTACGGTTTGTAGCCGCTTTTTAAATAAAAAGCCACGCAGGGAATCCCCACGCGGCTTTTCGAACGAGAAAAGCTTATTTTACGGATTTTGGTGAGATAAGGAAGGTTTGGTATGCTTATTTGTTTTAAGCCGCAACTTAATCTGCCTTTGGCTGAAGAGCGGCTCGGAGTCTTTCCTTGATTGTTTTCTTTTCAGAAGAATTTTATGTCCTTCCACGAAAATCCTTCCTTCCTTAGTCATCTGTGGCGTTATCCTTCGGTTATTGGTTTTCCACCTGCTGTTTAAGTTCGTTTAATTGTTTTTCCAATTCATCGATTTTGCTCAATAACTATTTTTCAGCATGATCCACAAACGCTTCAAATTCTTGTTTGGATACGCTTTTACCTTTTATTTCAAAACGTCCATTAGAATTTTTGAAAGTTAATTGATTTCCGCTCTTATCGTAGGTTCGTTCACTCCAATAGCCGTTGGAATTTTTTAAAGTCAGCAGATTTCCTTCCTCGTCATAGGTTCGTTCTTCCCAAAACCCAACAGAATTTTTTAAAGTCAGCAGATTTCCTTCCTCGTCATAGGTTCGTTCTTCCCAATAGCCATTGGACTCCTTATATGTCAGTCGGTTTCCTTTGTCGTCATAGGTATATTCAGACCAAGAACCGTCGTCATTAATAACTTTCTTATAAGCGATTACATCGCTATTAATGTGGTAGTATAGAATTGTTTGTGTTTGCATTTTTTTATTTATTTTTTTTAGTTATCTTCCTTCCCATTTTTTAAAAAATTGTCAAGCCTTTCACCTCCCATAGGTTCCGTGAACAATTCCCCTGACTCGAAAAATACTTTGCCAGGTTCCACTACCGCATAGATTTCGTCTGTCACCCATATCTGAAAACCAGATTGGTTCGATACTGAGAATTCTGCTCCCTTGATCGGTACCTTTATGATACCTCCTTGATCAAATACATCTTTTCCAAGTTCAAATGCCACTCGAATTCTCTTACTAACAATCTTTTCGTCCATATGGAATACTACGGATTCTCCAGGGTTTTCTGAATATGCCTTTAGGTTTGTCATCTTTAACTTTTAAAAAATATTTTCAAGTGTTTTTCTCTCCACATTGTGGTCTCTATTAATAGCCTTCCTCGTCACTTTTGAACGGCTAATCTGAATATCGAATTCAGGTTCATCCCCTTTCATGATTGTGCGCATAAATCCTTTACTACCTTCGGGTATGTCTTCGCCTTCCGTTGCCCAATTAATTAAAGCGTGAATGAATTGCTGATTGACTTCTTTTTTTGCAAGCCACTCATTACCTTTTGAAATTCCAACAAATGGTGTTTGTGTAAGTGGTGAAATCCCGAAATTAATCATTCTGAAAATACCATCAACTATTTCGTGGAAAGTATCGATACCAATACCCCATTTTTCATCAAGTGCATTTTCTGTAATAGCATAATCCTCATCTGGATTTTCTGTGTTTGTAAGAACATCAGCAATTTCTTTCGCTTCTTCCCAATCTAATTTTACTGTTTTTGACATTTGATTTTATTTAATTTTTGTTTGTTAATGTGAACTACCCACTACCCTAAAGGCGAAGGGGATTTCTTGGATGATCATTTTTATTTACAATTTTTTACAAACCAAATTTGATTATAGCGACTTCGATTATGGCGAGGTATTCCTTTGCGTGCTTATTGTCGCCGTGCGTTTTTCTGACTTCCTTTTCAAACTCGTCTATAGAACCCGTGAAGCATCCGCAGTTGACCTTTATGTTGCCACCACCTTCCCTGAAGAAAGTCGTCGTGCGATTGTGCGAGCCGAAGTTCTGGAAGCTGCAGAAGTCATCGTTGGATGTAATTGTGGCGTTTCCCGAAATCCACGACATTACTTGAAGACTCGCAACTCCATTAACCCATGCGTTTCCTAAGATTCTTGAATAACCGCTAACCACAGCGTGATCAAAGACCTTGGCATCGTCTTGAATAATTACATGGTCAAAAGCGTAAGCACTGCCAAAAACATGTGCGTTTCCATAAACCCTTGCGTAGCCGTAAACTCGTGCTCTTCCATAAACCCACGCTTCTCCAGAGACTAATGCATTTCCATAAACTAATGCATCCCCGGTAACCAATGCGTTATTTAAAATTTGGGCATTACCGAATACTTGTGCATTGTCACCGACCCAAGCGTTGCCTGATAGATTGGTTTCTTTCTCAACCCATCCCCCTAATTCTCCTTCGGTTGCATACATTGAATCTCTCGTGGCTTGAATCCTGAATAATTTTACCCCCATAGAGTTCACTATGGATTCCTCCGTTAGTTTAAAGTGTTTTTCCGTGTTCATTTTAGTTGGTTTTAAAAAAAATCCTGTGGTCTAAATAGTGATAATTGTGCGGTGTGTCTTTTTATTCGTGCAATAGCGGCATCGTAATAGTGTTTGTCCAGCTCGCAGCCTGTCAATTCAAATCCGTAATCGTGGCAGGCGATAGCGATACTTCCCGAACCTAAGTGAGTATCAAGTATTTTATCGCCTTGCTTTGCATATTTGTCTAAAAGCCATTTGTAAAGTGCTACGGGTTTTTGGGTGATATGCCTTTTTGTCCCGTCAATATCTGGTAATGTACTTAATCGTTTAAAAATTCTTGTGTTGTTTTTTATTGAACACCAAGCCATTTCTGCTTCAGAAAAAGACCTATTAGGGTTTAATTTATCCCATATAATCCAATTATTATTAAGAGGCAATGGAAAGTAATTTCCACCCCAAATTATTTGATTTTTTGAAACTCTGAAAAGTTCATTAAAATATTCATCATTAGGAATATTTGAATCCCAAGATTTACCCTTTATAAATTTATGATTACCACTTCCCATGGTCATATTTGCCGCGTTTATACCATAAGGCGGATCCACAATAGCTAAGTCGAAATACTTATCAGGATAGCGCGCCATTAAAGCCATGTTATCCTCGTTGGTTATTGTTATTTTATCGGTAATTTTCATAAATATTTAGTTTTGTCCTTGTAAAACCTTATCAAGTCTCTTATTTCTGGAATGCTCAATTTTCCGCTTCCGTTGTCGTTTTCCAGCCTTTCCACAGCCTCCTTCCCAATTCTCGCAACCAATCCCTTGCGGTATTCAATCAGGTTTCCGTGCAGGTTTCGGTTGCAGGGAACGCACTGCCCCCAAACATTATCTTCGTTAAACCTAAGGTGTGGTGCGCTGCCGACGCTTCGGTAATGCCCAGCGTCAAACTTCCTCCCCGCGATCGACCTTCCGCAGCTGATGCAGGGCTTGTCCTTGTCCCGCTCCCTGATGAATCGGTTGAATACCGTTTGCAGCTCTTTTAGCCACTCTCTGTGTGTTTTGAGCCCTTCCCTCTGTTTTTTAATTTCCTTCCGATTTTGCGCCGCTTCCTTGCGTAATTTAGCCTGTTCTCTCCTGTTGGCGTATTCGATGGCGCAGCGAGGAGAGCAGACAGACTGCAGCGGTCTGGTTGGCGTGAATTTTTTCTTGCAGCTTTTGCAGGTTTTCGGCTTCAAGTCCTTACTTTTGGTTTGTTTAACATAAATAGATTTCCCTTGCTGCCATCTCGCACTCGGATTTCCTTGCCTTCATAAAGCGGCTTTAACGCCCGCCTTACTTCCTTCCAAGATTTTCCGCTCTCCCGCATCAATTCAGGCGCATAAACCCCGTTATTTCCGCCCGAGGATGTATATCTATCAGATATAATTTTAAATAGAATTTTGCTCAGTTTCTCGCAGTCTGCCGACTTCATTTCGTAATCTGTATATCTCTGCTGTTTTCCTGCTGTTCATCTCCATCATTTTTTCCATCTCAAATTCAAGAACGGTAAGCGTGTCGGAAACTTCCCTCAACGCTTTATACCACTTCTTGTTTTGGTTGTCCACGAGCGCCTTCCCTGCCTGAATTCCATCCTTGCCCTTCATCACATTACTATCAGTCATATTTAGAAAGTCATTAATAACTGACCAGCATTCACGGATTTTGCCCTTCCTGCCCTGCAATTCAATTTGGTTGTCGTAGGTGTCAATCCTCGCATCCCACCCCTTCATCCAATTCTTAAAATGGTAAACCATCGTGTTCTCCTTCTGTTTCATAATAGTTTGTAGTTTCAAATGCCTGCTCAGGCGTTGGTCTTATCTCTTCAATGTTTATCGCCACATTTGGCTTCCTGCCGTAAAACTTTGTGCAGTCCGCAAACATTGCCTCGCCAAGTTCATCCTTCTCATAATACCTTCTGCTCCGCCAGTCGTAGAATATCTCATATTTTCCCCACTTGGCGATGCCCTCGGGCTTTATCTTTAAGATGTGAATGTCTGTTTGGTTTGGGAAGATCACTTCCTTATTGTCGCTCTCATCAATCCACCTACCTCCCTCATCCACTGTTGGCGTTGGTCTATGGACAAGCACTTGCAACATAGCCTTGCGATTATTGTTCTTACCGCCATAAAATTCATCTGCAAGAGCAATTAGTTTCTTGCGCTTGCCTGATTTATCTGTAAACTTCGCCGTTTCGGAAACATGGTTTACCGCTATGTCAAACCGATTGTTTTCCTCCGCCTCAAGATTAAATCTGTTCAACACCCTCAGCACTTCTTCAGCCTTAGGCTCAAAATCCTGAACATCATACACAGGGTCAATCACCAGGCTATCGAACCGAATATCATACGCTTTTTCAGCATCATACAACTCTTTATAGATGTTGTCCAAGGTGTTGTATGTGGTATCCTTTCTGTTTTGCCTGAATATGTAAAGTTTATCCAGCAGGAAGTGCTCCGCTTCATCCGCTTCCGAATCGGTCATTGCGTAGGGATTAGGCTTCCCATCAGGCCGTATCTTAGCGTATGGCTTACCGATGTAGTAGCCGCAGAATTGCGTGAACACCTTCTCTATGTCGCCTGATTCCGTGCTGAATAATGCCACTTTGAAATTATGCTTCTCAATCATCTGAATTACCAACTCGTTACAGAATTGTGATTTTCCGTGGTTTGGCTCGCCACCAATCATAAGTGTGCATTTCCTGCTTCCCTGCAACAATCTTCCTTTGTCGTATTGATTCCAAGACTTAAATCCGAAAGTTACTGGGTCAAGTTCTCCATTCTCACGCAGTTCACGCATCCTGCGCTGAATATTCCCGTTAATCGCCTGAAAACTCATACATCAAAAACTCCTCTGTAAACTGTTGATTTCTGTGGTGCGAGGTTTTCCGTGAAGTTTCTCGCCGCCTTTTGCGGATAATAAGGTGTCACTCCAGTGAAGAATTTATTCATCAGGCTTGAAACCATCCTTGGTGTTACGCCATCGCAATACTTCACGATGCAGGAAGCCCACTTCAAAACATCCTCTTCTTTCATCTCGGTGTTTGATAGCAGATTAATGTCTTTCATCTCCTCAGCTATTTCAATAACTAATCTTTCCAAGTTTTCCATTTGTCAAAGTTAAGCTCGGTTGTCTTGCTCTCTTTCCGTTCTATATTCTTCATCCAAGAAGCCTTAAAGCCACGCCAAGAATTCTCAGAACAGATTTTTAAGACTTCGTTTATCGTCATTCCTGATTTCTTAATCTCGCTTAAAAGACTATTAAAAGCGGACTGAGTGCTTACTCCTTTGGTTTTCTTTCTAACAGTCATATATTCTTTTGCGAGTATTTTATCCGCTCCTTCTGAAATCAATGCCTTCTCAAAATCATTGTCGCTATTTATATTAATTGTTTTATTTAATACTGTTTTTGTAATACTGTTTTTTATTATTTGTGGGTTTTCCTTAGAAGGATTTTCCTTTAATGGATTTTCCACTAAAGGATTTTCCTTAACAGGCAATTCGTCAGCGGTGTCATTTGCAGACTTAATCAGCAGGATATAGTCTATGCACCAATACCCTCTTTCATCCTGATACTTTCTCCTGATTAAATATCCGTGATGCTCAAGTTCCTTTATTGCAGACTTTACCGAGTCAACGCCATCCCGGTTTTCCCTCGCAATCTTCTCAACAGAGAATTCCCATCCATCGGGTTTACTGTTGATATAAGCATACACGCCTTTTGCCTTAAGTGAGATGTCCTTGTTGTGAACCAATTCATTTGGAACCTGCGAAAACCTTGCTTCTAATACTAATTTTCCTGCCATAACTCTTCAGAAAAAGGAAATCCCGAAAGAAAACAGAGCCACCATTCCCTGTAGTCAATCGGGTTTCCTGAATTTTTTACGATGTCATAATGGTGGAACATCTTCATTGTCAAAATTGCAAAATTTTATATCTATCAGATATATTTTTGTTTAAAAATTTTCGTTAATTTTCCATACTCCGCACAACCTGCCTGATTCTACATCCCTCATCATTAATCCAGTGTGGCTTATCTTACCAAGCCGTTCCAATTCGGAAAGCCGCTTCCAGACTTTATCGTGGGGGAGATTCGCAGCGACTGCAATCTGTCTGCTCGTGCCTTTGATGATGTCGTTCAATCCCTGCATTATCATTCTGTGCATCGTAGCCTTATCAGGCTTGATAGCATTGTGTGCTAATTTACTCGTTATTCTCTTCATTTTCGTTGAAATTTAGACTTGTTTGCTCATTTGGTATAGGTAACACCTCGCCGAAGTAGTCCATCGCTTTTTGCGCCATTTTCCGTTCAAATTCCAGCCATTCAATCGTGGTGAGCTCTGATGTGCCTTTCGGTATTTTTTCAACTTCACCAGTCGCTGGGTTTACCCTCTCCTCATAAACGCACCAGGCGGAAAGGATTCTGTGTGTCTGCTGAATGTCGTGAAACTCCTGCCATTCCCGAAGGAAAAGCTCCTGAAAGAACGGAATGATAACTCCCCAGTAGAAACGGTTCTGAGCCAGTGTCCTTGTAGGTGCAATTCGCCTAATCGTTATACTTATCTCCTTGCCTTCAAAAGTCTGCAAAGCCTGTTTGAAGATACTTCTGTTAAGCATCAGTTTTCCGTTCTCTACCCTGCTCTCAATGGTTTTCGCCATATCTCTCGTGAATGTTTCCGATAACTAAGATTTTCACATCGGGATGCAGTGAATCAAGAGAGTTCAAGGTCTGCGTTTTTTCCAAAAGGTAATGGAATCCTCCTCTTCTCCATACCACATTTGCCTTCGTGGAAACAGTGGCTTTGTTTTGGACTGGCACGGAAATCAGAACTTCATCGCCTTCAAAAATCTGCATACCTGATTCATCACATATGCCAGTATTCAAAGATACAGTTTCAGGAATGACTTCCCTGATGGTCAGTGAATTTTCAGGATTGAAGAACGATATGAAAGCCTTGTCTTTCTTAGTAATCAGACTGCCGTAAAGTTTTATCGGTACTAAGCCCTCACATTCTTTGGTATAGGCTCGGAATACTCTATTTGTCATTTTCATAGTACTAATCGTTAAAGATTTCTTCATCCAATCCTGCAATCCATCTCGGTTTGTGGATTACATTCTTGCTCTTGAAATAGTCGTAACTCCTGCGGAACGCATCCTCATCAACCATCTTGTTCAGCCGCTTTACATAATTCTCTACCTTCCGCTTTCCATAGTTCAGGTAATCCTCCCCTACTTCTAATACGCTGTAATTGAATTTGTCATCGAATAGTATGTATTTGAATTTCGGATTATCCGCTAAGCCCAAGATTTCTAAGCCTATGAGGTATAATCCAAACTGAACATCATAGCCAAACTTGTCAATACTCCTGCCGAAATTCTCAGGATTGCAGTCGTTGGAAAACTTCAAATCGTGAAGCACCTCAGGCGAATAAGTGTCTAAAATTCCTCTGAAAGTCCATCCCTGATAAGAAAACTCTATGAACTTCTGAAATGCATCGCAAACCGCTAATTCATCTGCTACTTCGGGTGCGTTTGCCAAGTTGTCTGACACTTCCTTAGCCTTCTCGTAAATTTGCTGAGAAGTCACATCCTTGCCGCTTTCCATAGCGTTCAGGTAGTCGTGAAGCCCTTTGACATATCTTCGCCCGTCGTTTTTGTAACTCGCTTTTAAAGCTTGTTCAAATCTGTCATCATAGGCTTCAAGTGGTGATGTCTCGTTTAGAAAATAATTAACGAAAGTCTTTTGGTTTTCGGTGGTCGGCGTTTCGGACACAATAGCAAACTTCTTATCAAACTTGTGCGGCTCAAGTAGTAGGCAGTCCACAACGCTTCCGAATGTCATCGCTGTGTTCCGCTCCACTGGCTTAAGTAAGTTGTTAATGAAATTCACTGGCGAATCCAGGTGCTTCAACTTACTGTAACTCATCGGCAACATCCGCTGTTTTAATCCACTTATCACGGTTTGCATAGGTGAGTATTCTTCCTTCTGTAAAACCTGCGAGAATACGGCATAATCCTCGCTCTGTGCCATTTCTTCGGCAAATTCAATAGCCTTGTTTTTAGTCGCTCCCATAGTTATCTCCTTTTTTTTGTATCACTGGATGTTAAATAGTTCTTTCAGTCTTTCCTCAATCTTCTTGCTTACGCCAAGCCCCATATCCTTCCTAATGTTTTTCATTGTAACCGTTCCGCCGCTTTCTATCCTTCTTGCGATCTTCTTCCAATTCTCATCATTCTCATTCAGCCAAATGGTTTTCTCGGGTTTTGATGCTTTCTGATTGGTTTGCATCGGTGCGGCTTCTCCGTGTGGCTTCCTCGCAGAATTATCAATATCATCTTCATCGGTCGGGATATGAAAGTACTTTAACAGAAAGTATCTTTCAGCATAGGTTAGCGCACTGCCAAGCCCTTTTTCCCAATCGTTTTGCCCGTTTGCTCCAAAAAGGTTTTCATCCTTCTCTCCTGTTTCCGTGTCAATCCAAGTGAAGCGCATCATTACCTTTGACAGTATCTCGGACTTGCTCCCGTTCTTGCTTTGGTAATCCTGCCTTTCGTTCTCAATCTCTAAAATTTCCTGCTTTAGAAGTAAACCGAGTTCGTTCATCCTCGGTCTTACTGCTTCCAAGACTTTTGAGCCACTTACATATGTGTAAGTGAAACTCTTTGAATCCTTGCTGAGATTTTCAATCTCCTGCTGAATTTTCAGCAACTTTTTGTAAATGCCCATTTTTATAAATTTTAATTAAGCCAAATGTTGTTTTCCAAGTAATCTCTTACCTGCAATCTCTCCTCAAATGAAAGATTATAATCCTTCATTTCTTCAGACTCATCATCATACTTCATACAGGTTGTAATCCGCACTTCCGCATCAATGTCTTGAAAGTCAATCTCGTGTTCCTCGGGCTCGTACAGACCCCCTGGATGATGCCACGCAACGCAATCGAAGCTTACGCTAATATCAGCCTCGAAGTAGAACTCATCAAAGTCTAAATCAAGAGTTGTTTCAAACCACTGATATGTGGTCTTTGTCCCCCTATATGGATAGATGTCGTTATCATCGATGTAGTCTAATACATCAATACTGATGTGCTTACCTTCTTTCCGAAGGAATTCAATCGCTGTCATTTTACTTAGTTCGTTGGTGGTCATAATTGTTATTGGTTGTTTAAAAGTTCGAATGCCTTGTTCTTGTCAATGATTATTTTTCTTCCATTCTGCACTATAGCGTCGTCAATTACGCCCGAGTTCTTCACCGCCTGTGCTTTGGTTTTTCCGCAGCCCAAGAAATCCGCAAGTCCTTTGATGCCGTGTGCGTAGTGTGGCTTCGTCAAGTCTTTATGCTCTGCTTTAGTTTCCTTAATCGCGCTGAAAAGCATCAGTATTTCCTCACCAGTCATCGTGATTAATTGCTTGTTAAGAATCTGCTGTGGTATCATTGCTTAATCTCTTTTTTGGTGACAGAGGGTAAAGGAAAAAGAAGTCCGCCTCCATATCAAATCGCTGGGGGCACTGCATTTTAAACGCAAGGCTCAGTAGTTCATACTTCGTATACTTGTTGTCAGACAGTCGGAAGCATTTGTAAAGTTGCTCCCCGAACTTTTTTGTTTGGCTTCGTGAAACTCTGCTGTTTCTCATCTTTACTGCAAGTGTTTTCATTTTTGAGATATTTTTAAGATTAATGTTTAAAACCAATCGTTCTCTACCGCTTTATCCCAAGCGGCTTTAAAGGATTTTCTAATTTGCTCGTCCGTGAAGATTTCAGGAAATTTTAACCGATACGGCTCAAGTGCGTTAAGAGCATCCGTGTTGTCGTAGGAAATTTGACACTCGTAATTGAAGTAATGGTATTGAATAATCTCATCAGCAGAATGCTGTGAAACCTGCTGTCTTATGCCCTCATCGTGAATTCTCTCAAGCCCGTTGATAACGGCTTCGCAATTTTCATTCGGGATGCAAAGGCCAGGAAGCCAAGAAACCGATGAATAAAGTTTCTCAGGGCTTGCCTGTTCGTTAAACTGCCTGTCGTTGAAGGCGAAGAACGCTCCGTTTTCATTTAGCAACTCGGAGATTTTCTCGTCCGTGTAGGAATCTAAACTTTTCATTGTATGGTGGTTTTAAATTGGTTTCTATAACTCGTATAATTCTCTCCTTGACCTTCCTGTAATTTCCTCAATTATCGCCACTGTTTGTGGCAGTTGTAGGTCTTTGTAATCGGTCTGCAGCCACCTCACGATTGTAGCGTGCGTTTTACCAGTTTTGTGCATCAGGAGACCCAAATACTCGGGCTTCATCAGTAAGCGCTTTACTTCTCTTTTTAGTTTCATTTTTAAATATTATTTTTGTAACACATTTGTATTGCAAATATACAAACTTTATTTGTGTCACAAAATATTTTATACAAATTTTACAAACTTTTTATAAGTAATTGATTTTTAGAAGATTAAAATTTATGGATACGAACAAAGATTGTAGCGAAAAACAAAGCGAATTGGTGCGAATCGTTGCCAAATTGAAAGGAAGTAGAGAGATTAAGACTCAAAAAGACCTTGCCGATGCCATTGGTTTTGACAAGACAAACCTTTCATCAGCGATTAATGGAAATTGCAGGTATTTAACGGATAACCTTTTCGATAAAATTTACAATACATTTCCTTCGCTTAATTCCGATGAATTAAATCAGCCATCAGCACTTGAGCAATTAGACAAAATCGTAAAGAGAAGAAATAAAACTAAAGAAGAACTAACCCCTATACCTAAAGATAATTATCGGTGGCTTGAATATCGGGACTTATCCGTGGCGGCAGGTATGATAGGAGGCGTTGACCCTGATTTGCTTCCCGAAACAAGAAAGCGGCTCGTTCCACACGAATTTGAAAAAGGCAATTATTTGGTTGTCCGTGTAGATGGAGATAGTATGGACAATGGCACCTCATATTCAATCCCCAATGGATGTGAAATACTAATCAAAGAGGTTATTTACGACCAATGGCAAGGATTACAGATTTACAATAATCTTTTCGTAATCGTTACGAGGGATGGAACGGTGCTGAAGCAAATCATAAAGCACGACAGAACAAGCGAAACGCTTACTCTTCACTCATATAATGAAGCCTATGATGATTACGAGGTGCATATGAGTGATGTTCTGCAAATCTTCATCTTCTGCAAGATCACCAGCAATAGACCAATCGTTCCCGATAACTACATCAAGTAAGACATGAACATCCTATTTATCATATTCATCTTCATCATCTTTATGTTTCTGTTTCTTATAATGATTAACGCAGGAAGGGATAATGCGGAGAAACAGCGACAACTTGAGGAAAGAAAAATTAATAATCAACCAGATTCATTAGCAAATCAAGAAGATGAATTCCGCTGCAGCATTCACAATATTGTTGATAGACACAAGCAGATAATTAATGAAAGCGTTGAGATAATAAGGCGGAGCAAAAATCTTGACACCATTGAAACGAGGATTAATGCCGTTCGTGATTCTTGGAACTATCTTATAAGTTTTACAATTCCCAACCAGCCAAACTTCCTGAAGGAATTCGAGCAGGAGTACAACCAGCAAATAGCCAGGGCGGTTAATGAACTTTACAACGACTACATCCTAAAGATAGAAAGTCTTAAGACAGCGAGAGCAAAAGAGAACCACACGGTGCGAATGTTTGAAACCATTGAGAGGGCTAAGTCCATCCTAATTGACAACGAAACCTACCAGCACTCGCTGCAAAGACTTGAGGAAATACATCACGACACAGAAGAAACATTTTCCAACATCAGCACCTAAAGACACCTAAAAGAATGGACAAGACACACATTAATTTTCCGCTTCCCGATGCGGAACGCTTTCCGATACAGAATAGGTTTTTCGTAGCCGTATGGCACTACATCGCCAACCACAATATGAGGGGGTTCGCAACTTTCTGCAGGCTGTATGGGCTGCAGCAGGGAAACCTGTACCGCCTGGCTCAGAATCCTACACGGCAATTCAACCCTAACCTGTTAACGCTTATGGTAAAACTTGGGTACTCTGCCAATTGGCTTTTAACGGGACACGGCTCGATGCTTAGAAAATACGAGGCAAAGAATGCTTAACTATTCAGCCGTTTTTTCATTACGCAACCTTAACGGAAAGAATATCATCAGATTGAGGATTTCCTATAACGGTGGCAGAACAGAAATCTACACTGGAATATCAGCAGAGCCTTCGGAGTGGAATCCAAAGACAAGGACATTAAAGACAAAAGATAAGAGAGCAAGAGAACTGAACAGGCTTCTGAATATTGCCGATGAGATATTCCTTCACTATGAAGTGAATAAAAACCGATACCCCACCTTTGATGAAATACACCAGGAATTTAGGATAAGATTAGGAAAAGGAAAATCTGATAAGGTGGATGATATTTTGCTATCGGAAGCCTTCGAAATGTACATAAAGCATCAGAGCATTGTAAGGCAGTGGAAGGAAGGTACGATAAAAAGCTACACATCCATTAAAAACCATTTTTTAATCTTTAATCCTACCCTTACACTGAACAAACTTAAAGAAGCCGATATAATCGGGATTATAAACTATTTTCAGACTGCGCCGAAAGACTTCCGAACAGGAAGAACGAGGAAGCCACACCGAAATACAACTGTTGAGAAGAACATCGCTGATTTTTTTACGATGCTCACTTGGTGCGCCAACAAAGGATATTACAATGGAAACCTGCACGAGACGACACAACTGAGTTTTAAAGGAACTGGCGGAGATTTGAAGGAAATAGTTTACTTGGAGTGGGAGGAACTAATAGAGCTTTTTTACAAAGATTTCGGAAGCCAGAGGCTTAATCAGGTAAGGGATGTTTTTTGTTTCCTCTGCTTTACTGGACAAAGATTTTCTGATGTTAAGAAACTTCAGCACTCGGATATTCGCGAAAATTATTTCATAGTCGTCACAGAGAAAACAATTGATCCGCTGAGAATTGATTTAAACGATTACGCCAAAGAGATACTAAGCCGATATACCGACTATCCCCAGCCGCTACCAATTATCTCACACGATAAGACCAACAACTATCTGAAGGAAATCGGAGAAACAATGGAATGGAACACACCATTGAAGGAAGTGTTCTTTGTAGGCGAGAAAAGGAACACAATCACGCATCTGAAGAAAGATGTCATCTCCACACACGCAGGAAGGCGCACATTCATCGTCAACGCTATCAAGATGAATATTCCTACAATCGTAGTAAGAACTTGGACTGGTCATAAGGATGAAAGAGCAATGAAGCCATATGTGAAGATTGTTGATGAACTGAAGTCGGAGGAGATGAAAAAATTTAACAAAAAATAAATATCCCCATTTTTATCCCCGAAATTTACGATGCCAAACAAAATAATCTTAATTTTGGATGAGCTTAAAACCGCAGGGCAAAGGATGCTGTGAAACCTGATGAATTAGGCTGAAACACTCGCTAATTCCCGTCTTCGCTACAAACAACGCTATAAATCAGTTATTTATGAATGGCGGGTACTAAAACAGGGACTTTAAGTCCCTGTTTTTTTATTATCTCTTTCTTCCATAATTTTCCATTTCTAATTTTTGTACATTTAAACTTTCTATAACTTTGTCAATCATTTCGCTTTTCTTTATATTGAACAAGACCGCATTTTCATTTGCTCTCTCCTCTAAATAATCTCTCCTCTCATTATTCTTCAACCGCTCCTCTTTCTCCTCCCTATACTTAGAAACCAATCCTTCCCGAACATCAGGCAACTCCTCCAACCTTTTATCCAGTTCAGCAATCTTGTCTTCAGTAATTTTTGTCTGCTGTTCAATCTCCGTCACATTCACGCCTTTCTGTGAAAGAATATCAATTTCCTCTTGAACTTTCTCCTTTGTCAAATCAATGGTTTTTTGATAGAATGGAAGCTGGTTTTTCCAGTATTCAGCGTTTTCGCCCTCTTCCTTGGAATACCCTAAAATTCGGTTGTAGTTATGTTGCGCTTTAGTTACTTCTTCCTGAATTTTAATAAAACTGTCATGTTTTCGAAGCACAAAAGCAGAATCAGCCAAAAATTTATTTTTCTCGGTTTCAATACGTTTTTTCATCAGTTCAATCTCGATATTCGCTCTGGTTTCTGGATTGGTGATGATGGCGGTTTTCAATTCCTGCGTGCTGATGTCGGAAATATCCAAAACATCGGCTCCTTTTTTCATCGCTTCCAAGTATCTTGCCTGTTTGGATTGCAGTTTTTGAAGCATAAAGACATCTATGCTGTCATTCGTGAGCATAAAGTTGATTCTTACATTTTCGTTCCTGTTTCCTTGTCGCCAAGCTCTTCCTTCCACTTGCCGTAGAGAGGTAAAATTGTACGGAAGAGAAAGCATGTAAATATCCGTCGTATTTTCCTGGAGGTTCATTCCTTCCTGAATCGCCTCGCTTCCGATGACTACCTTTGTTTTTCCCGAATTGAAATCGTCCTGAATCTTCAT